AAAAACCTTATTGAGTTCACTATCATACGCTGGAGGCAAACCAAGGACATCACCCATAGTATGCAGGGGTTTATCCATTTCCATTTCTCTCATACCATCAGTGTCTACATCACCAGATTGTGGTTTTAATACAAACCTGGAAAAGTAATCATCAGGGGATGCAACTTCAAAGTCGTCACCCGCAGACACATAGACATTGATCGTAACATCATTGTCAACAACACTGTTTGGAGATGTGAGATCATTAAGAACTATGACCCCAATTACTCCATTGCCTCGTTCTTTGCTCGCATACTTAGATGGTCCAAAGAGAGATCCAAGCGAATCTTCACCAGGACTATAATGTGTGAGGTATGAAACCTCTTGACCCATACCAATCTCTACTGTAAAATCCATTTCTTCAGCGATGTCAACAACTTTTAAACTGTTAACATTGTATTCAGAAAATGTCAAATAAGTATTATTGGATATAAAGTTAGGGTCCCATACAATCTTCAAACGTCCTTTATGGAAAGTCGAAGCCACTACCTGAAAACGAAATTTAATCGTACCTCTCCAATATTGAAAAGGCAGAGCTGCAAAAGCGCAAGCAGGAAAATGATACTTGACAGGCGGACCTGGAGTTTCATTCCATACAACGGGTGAAACACGACAGTTCCATAAGAAAGATTCAGCTCCACTACCTGTAGGCCAATTGAACGAAGTAAGATAAGACTCACGTTTCGCAATTTCCTTAATGGATAATGGATCTGCTCCACCGATACCACTAATTCGAGGATCAATAGTTAACTCTTGTTTATCATCTACTGTCAATTTCTGAGCAGTATCTGGAACATTAGTCAAAGCTAATGAACTGACTTGTGTGGGTTTATAAGGTTCAGGAGATTTAGTTATACTAGGACGACTATAACCAAAGATGCGAGCCATTCCAGCAACAGCAGAAGCACCTATTTCAGTAGCAAGGGCGAATGGTGCTATGTAAGGTATGCCTTTGAAATATGCGGCAAACTTTGCTACGGATGTTGCAGGACCACTAACAGTACCATTCCGATTGGCATCATCAATCTCTCCAGACTGAGGTACAAGAGTAGATGTGTCAACTGAGGTAAGAACACTCATGGAAACATTCTCAGCCCAAGCAAATACTGTAATTGTAAGAGCATCTGTACCACCATTGGCATGTTTCAATGGGTTGAGAGTACGTATTCTCAACTCTCCCATATCAGACCATTGAGCAAGTGGTACTCTCATATAGTTGCGGTGATAGAACATTGGCAATGAAAGTTCTCCACCAGTGGAAGTAGTAGGATTAATGAACACATGGGGCATCTGTGAACCTTGAACAAAAGCCAAGTTATCCAGGAAAGCAAATTCACTGAGTGTATCAAAAGCTTTAAAAGGTTGATAGGCAGCATACATGCGTCCATAATAAAATCCATTGCCATTAATCACAATCTTCACCTTCAAATCTGCTCGCAGAAGGTTAAAGTTTGTCAACCTATTACTCACCCGAGGATTGTTAAAATACAAACTCCAAGGATTAAGATCAAAGTCAGCTACAACACTGGGAGACCAAGACTCTTCAGCAATCTTAATAGGTCGAGAAAAGAACGTCTCTAGACTCATGTCGTCATGGTCTTCCATAACTCGTGTTGAATCAGCTACACTATCGACACTGTACATGTACGGGTCGGCATAGTCAGTAAAATTGACGTTTTCACACGTTTGGGAAGATTGCTTAGAAACGGTGGTCTCAGGCGGAATTTCGCCGCTTTGACAATCGAGAATCCACTCGTCGTCATTATTTTTATTTTTATTTATAAAATTAAGGTTTGGGTAGGACAGATACCCACTGTTATTTAATGAATTAGTAAGCGATATTTACAATCTCAAAGCACTGCTAATGCTAAGAGTGGCGTAGTTTACATTGAAGTGACTAACTTCTCCCCTAAAAAGAGGTATTCCAC